AGCCACCGATAATGTGGATCAAACCCAGACCATAGAACCCAAACCCCGGCACATAGACATAGTGCGTGAAGTGTTGCCGCTTTAACTTCAGGTTATCTTCTGGATCCCAATTACGACGCACCGCCAAGACTTCACCCGTACCACGCTCAATAGTCACCACATAGGGCTTGGGCATGTCGTCTTCATCTTCGTCATCGCCGTCCACCACAATGTCTGCGTGGATCTCGTATAGGGTATACCTATCGTCGTCGGTCAGGCTATAGCCGCCTTCTTCTGCTTTCTTTTTCTCGATGTCGGTATGAAACGATGTCGGCTCGCCCAAGTCAATATCACGGTAAAACCCAACCGCTTGCAAGCGCATGATGTCGTTCTTGGTCTTACGCATGACGTGGGTCACACGCTCTGCCTGCTCAATATGACTCGCACCATAAGGCACAATCACATCTTCTGCCGGGATATAAATCGCTACCTGACGCCCCAAGTTAGGATCAAAATACACCTTCTTGAACGCCGATCCCGCCAACCCCAGTGAGTACAACATCCGCTCATGCTCAGGGCGATACTCGACCATCTTCTCGGTCAACTGATAGTTCATATCAGCCTTAACCCGCTTGGCAGCGTCCTCTTTCTCTTTAGTGAGTTTGCCGATAATCTGGGTCTTTACAGGTCCTGCCGCCGGAAATGTTTCCGACATGGTTTCCGCTTGGAACCGAATTGCCGCTTCTGCCAGAATGGTAGAGTAAACCCCACAAGCGTCCTGCCACGGTTCGGTGCGCTCTTCGTACTTAAAGCCCAGCACTTCCAAGCCTTGCACAAATGTATCTGCCCAATCTTTACGGGAGTCCACATCGGCTTCGACCATCTCCAGCAGATCACTGGCTAAACTTTGCAATGTGCCTTCATCAAGCTCTTCTGCTAGGTTGGCGTTGAATTCTTCACTGCTTAACTTATCACCGTCAGGTATCAGCGTAACTTCCACTGACCCATCATCCAGTGTTACCATATCTGGGTTAACAATTTCAATCTCGAGCTCTTGCTCGTCTGCTACATCCTCATCCAACCCCTGTGGGGCGGCGTACAACCCTTTTTCGATAGCCATAATAAGTCCTTAGTAATAAGCCGCCCTTCTGCGGTAGTGAGTCGGTTCGTCTTGCTCGTCTGAGCTTAACCTGATGAATCCACCATTTCTAAATCTGGCAAGCGCCATTGAAACGCAGTCAACCATATCGTCGTGCTCAGAAGCTGGAAAACTTGCTACCTGCTCCACAACCTCTTCCGCCCACCGCCTGCCTTGTGGGTACCATACCATGCCAGACCTGAATATATCTGCGATAGCGTTGACACGGGCTATTTTATCCCCAGTACCCCGATGTGGCACAAACTCTTGCACAGGGATGCCCATTCGGCGTAATTCTTGAAACAACGGAGTGCCAGAAGACTTCTTTTCCACAATGAACGCATCGGGTTGCCAATCATCCCACTCTTCAAGCGCCAGATCCTTTAGCTCAGGGAACTCAACCCGCACATTAATCGCATTTAGCAAGATGATATGGTAGTTACCGCTCGTTAAGTGGTCATCACTAAACACCCCCCACGTTAATAACGCAGTAAAGTCAGCCCGGTTGTTCTTTTCTGCCGCTGCATCAAGCGTCATGATGATGTATTCGCACGGGGGAGGGTCATCTTTCTCCCATACTTGCCACCATTCCCGCTTAATTAACGCGCCTTCCTCGGCAGTTGGATTCTGTTGGTACTGTGCGTTCCACTGGAACGGGGGCATAGACGCTTTTGTGCGGTGCAGTGCCTCTAAATCAAAGAATTCAGGCCATAAAGCGCGTTCATTCTCCGAATTTTCGTTAAAAATTGCAGGAAACTCAAAAAAGTGGTACTGATCGGTGCCTTCTATACGTGCCATGTCCTTGGCTAAGCGTCCAATCAGGTCTGAGGGGTGCCATCTTGTGTGCACAATGGCTACTTTACCCTGTGGCATCAAACGTGTACGCGCCCCGTAAGTAAACCACTCGTAAGCTTTCTCGAAAACCTCGTAATTACCGTTCAAAACGTCTTGTTCGGAGAACGGATCGTCCACAATCAGGAAGTGTGCACCTCGACCAGCCAGTGCAGCACCGACACCGCAAGCAAAATACTCACCACCTGCGTTGGTATTCCACCGTCCAGCACTCTTAGAGTCCGCAGATAGCGTCACCGTCGGGAAAACTTGCTTATATAGATCACTGCCGACCAAGTTACGCACCTTACGACCGAAGTCCACAGCCAAATCTGCCGTGTGCGAGACCATCAGCACCTTCTTATCAGGGTTTCTACCAAGGTACCATGCAGGAAAAAAGATAGACACAAGCTGAGACTTACCGTGACGAGGCGGCACAGACACCCCAATACGATCTTGATCGCCCCGTTCCATCGCCATCAACAGATCTGCTAGCCTTCTGTGGTGCTTACCAACCTTGTAGTTGGGATCCATGTGCTTGCAGAACTCGATCAGGTCGTCGTAACACCGTGCAGCGTATTCCCGCTTCTCTAATTCCTCTAGGGACGCCAGCACTTCTGCCAGTTCGTTCTCGTCGAACTTATCTAAATTAGCTTGCAGAAACTCAATCTCAGCGGCTTGAAGCATCTTTAGCGGGGGTGACCAATATCTCGGTTAGGTTTTCCAGTCTATGTTTTATGGCTTCTGGAGAAACATCTCTTGGCGTAAGATCCTGTGCGGATGTCTTCTTGCTGATTAACCCAGCAATCTTGTCCCGAACTTTCTGCTCCAGCTCCACGGTCGTCTGATGCTTAACAGTGACCTCACTGCGCTCGGTAAATAGCCCGACTTCACTGATCTTACCCAGCAGCTCTAGCGCACGGATACGGTTTTTACTGCCGGGGGCAGCTTCTTCGATCAGGCTATTGGTGACAAAGGTACGTATCTGGGCAGCGGTCTTGGCTATTTGCACATCATATTCAGACAGCAATGATCGTAGATGCACAGCGGTAGCAGAGTTCTGCACAGCGGATATGGGTTTGTGGTTTAGCAGCACTTGTCGTGCTAACTCATCGGTATCGGCGTTGTGCTTAAGTGGGTCGCCAAAAGTTTCGATAAAGTCAGCAGAGTTGAACATGGCATCGGCGGCTTCTTTTAATTGGATGTGCGTAAGCACACCGTGTCCCACCGGCGCATCGATGACTTGGGGCTCTAAATCAATTCTCATTCGCTATACCTAATAGGTACGTTATCACGTAGTTTAGAGGGTGTGTCGTAGATTTGCAATATATATTTTATTTGGATAGTACTGTTTTTGGTACGTGGGGGGTTTCTATATTAAGGGGGGTGGGGGTATAGGGTTTGAAAAAATGTGGAACCGTTCGTGCAGATTACACTGTATACAGTGACCATGGAGTCCCAAACCAATTTCGGGGGGTGCCGGGGCGGTGGGGGAACTGGTCTCGCGACCCACACAACTTCATACCGTATTAAGTGCGACAGATACCATCCGTTCTGCGCGTTATGTTGATTTGTGGTATAATTAAGTTGTCGGTCGGGATTCGGTCGGCGCTTACTAATCAACTAAGGAACTATCTATCATGGCTAAGAAAACACAAACCCCAGTTGTCCCAGTTGTCCCAGTTGTCCCAGTTGTCCCTGTCGCATCCGAAGTTATGGGGATGCTCGCTGAATCGCGGGTTATGCAAGATCAAGCCCTTTCCCTTTCCGAGTCATCGAAAGAGTTAGCCATTAAAGCAGTAGCCATGTTGCGCGACGCGAAGGTTGTTATTGGTAGCCTGAAGACATGCGCTTTTGCTCAGGCTTTCCGCGATGACATGTTAGCCCGGATTTCCCCAAAGACAGGTAAACCTTACGCTGAGGGTTCAATATCTAATATGTTGTCAGCAATCCGTGACGCGATTAAAACGGGCAAGGCAATAGATTGGAACAAGTCCCGCACCAATGCGAAGGCAACACCCAAAGCCGATGCAGTGCAAGGTACTAACACTAAGAGCAATGTCGCGCCTGAAGATACCAAGCCATCAGCAGTGACAACAACCGAAGCGGAGAAAACCCCAGCGGAGGAAATGCTCCCCATGTTGCAGTCAGTCTTGGCACTCGCGCAAGGGGATGAGACAGCAAAATATAACCAAGTTGATTTTCAGAAGCATATCAAAGCCGCGCTGGCCATGTTGCAATCGGTTGTATAACTTCATACTGTATTAACTTCACTGCCCGCAGGGTTCGCGCCCTGCGGGATTTTTTTCGCCCGAAACTGGCTTCAAAGAACTGGCTTCAGCCCTAGC